ATATCATACCATTAATTTCCCTTGTAGTTGCCCACAATGGTTGTAAATTACTTAAAGCATTAATAATACATGTGTTTATTTATAAATAGATAAAAACTTTATTTTTATTAAATACCTAAAAAAAAAAAGATAATAATTATAAAAAACCCTTATCTATTTTATCAGCTTTAGTTAGCTCATATATTGTCTTATATCTCCGCATAGCAATCCTAATGTCTTTAGTTACTAACCCTGTGTATTCTCTAATTGTACTAAGTATGCTATTCTTATTGAATTTGGAACCGCCACTTAGTGACTCAAATAAAGTTTCCCAGTTTCCTAAAATAGAAATTAGAGCTTCGCCTACTTTACGTTCATTCTCTGTTAATTTCTTTTTACCCTCATCTTCGCCGTTTAACTCACTTTTAATCTCATCGCACATGGTATCTATTAAGTCGCTTAGCATATAATCGGTATCCGATAAATGGTAAATAAACTCGTCCTTTTCATGCACCTTATTAATTGATGACGTGAACTCCAGCGTCTGCCTCATATTCTTCTCATCTTTAATCAATAATCCTAATATATAGTTTTTACATATAGTTCCGTAATACGAGTAAGCTCTTTTACCTTTTTCTGGTTTAAATTTATCAGCTTTTAACATAAGGTAAGAGAGTGTGTCACCATGTAGGTTTTCAAAAGTATAAGTTTTCCTATATAATTTATAACGTCTAATAATAGACTCAATCATTGTATTAAAAGCAGCTCTTAAGTGCTTATTATAAATTTTATCTCTTTTAATAGGGTCTTCTTCATTCAAAAACCTAACAACGGCTTCCTCTTCTTCAGGGCCAAAATATAAACCTTTGATTCTTTTACGTCCTCTTTTTTTTGCCATTAAGATTTTTCTGTTTTTTCATAAAGGATATTTCTGTCATTGACGTGGAAATATTCTTTCTTAGCCAAAGATAACCACCATCTTGATTCATCTGGCGTTAACTCTTTTTTATAAGAGTTAAATAAGCTACCTTCTCTGTCATTTAGATGTTTATACCCTAATTTAGGGATAATCATCACTTTACATGAATTGAATGTAAACCTTAATAGGAATTCACTTATAAAACTCAATTTCATGCTTTCTTTAAGTCCACCGAATTCTTGATATGCTTCTTTTAACATGGCCATTCCATCCATATTAAAATTTTGATACCTCAATAGTGCAGCATTATCCAACACACCCATTTCATCTGAGAATTGAGATGCCCATACAGCTTCGTTAGTGAACCCAATAAAATTGCTTTGAGGGTCCACGTCTAATATTATTGGTAGAAATATTTGAGTGTCAGTATAAACTTCTCTATACTTCACAACGTTACTTACCCATTTTCCACTTAACTCATCGTCTTGCTCTAAAAAGATAAACCATTTACTTTTGCAATTTTCAACACCTAGATTCATTTGAGCTTGAAAATCAGTTGATTTGTCATGTTTAATAACATCAAAATTCAAATCGTAATTTTTCATTAAATCAGATAAAACACCATGGTCTTTATCGGTACCAACAACAAACATTACCGTATCTGGTTTTGTTTCTTGCATTGCTATCGACTTGATAGCATTATTAAGTAAAGTCTCGTCCACATTATAAAGAGGCGTGATTACTGTGATATCATTTTTATTTTTCATCTTTGTTTTCTTTTTCTTTTTCTTTAGTTATATCAATAAGTGCTTCAAACTCACTTCTTCTATTAGCAATTAGATTACCATATACACGTTTGATATTTTCAACTTGCTTATCTTCAGTGTATTGACCTTTAGATTTTTTAACACCTTCCATTAAGGTACTAGGTACATTATCTTCTAACCATACTCTCATGAACTCTGACACTAAATTAGGTATAGATAATTCGTTATTAGTCCAAACACCATTATCTTTCAAACTAATTTGTTGTTCATCCGAACTATCGTCTTCCATCCATTCAGGAATCATAGCAGGTATCTTACCTATAACAGGTGTGTCACACTCCATAGCTTCAATAGGGAATGTTCCAAAACTGGATTCATCATCAACCCATATAGCTAGACAAGACTCACCTAGTTGCTCAGCAAACGTTTTTCTAGGTAAACCTCTAAGTTCTCTAAACGTAATCCATTTATACATTGGATGTTGTAAGTAGAACGACTTAACCAATCTTAGTGCAGCTTTCTGGTCTCTAGTTACAATAGAGACAATCGGTTTTTTAATCTTATCAGTCGTTTTAAAGTACTCAGGTATTGACGGCGGTATGATATGAGTGTCGATACTTGGAAATAGGTCTTTGATGTACTCTGACTGTCTTTCAGATGTTGTGATTACATCAGTAAAGCCAAAGTTTAAATCCCACCTATTACCAATTGGTAAAAATTCTAAGATGTAAGAATAGGACTGTGAAAATACTATTTTCTTACATGGGAAGTCTTTTACTTGCTCCATTACGTTAGCAAAAATCTCAGGTACAATAATGTAATCTATTGCAACTAGTTTTAAATTTTGTTGTTCAATTGAAACGTGTGGTAGTTTAGCGTACTCTTCACCTAACCATTCTTCAACGCCATGATAGTCATCTTTTTCGTGTAATATATGAGCTTTATACCCTAAATCATTTAAGACTTTAACGTGCTCGTATATATTAGCAATACCAGCAGTTGGGTTACCTTTTGTATCCAAAGTAAAGAAATATAAACCAAAATCTTTATTATCAATTTTACTTATAAATTCTTTTACTTGTACTTGTTTTTTTTCGTTTTCCATTTTTTTAATCAATTTTTTTTAATATCTTATAAAAAATTAGAGTATTATACGCTAATTTAAATTTTACATCGGTTTTAATTAGATTATTAGACCCCAACATTTCATCATGTTCGTCACTTGTACCACCAGCCATTGAGATATCGTCAATGAAATTTCTAATTATTTCATATCTCACGACGTTAACTTCTTTAGTGGTAGGTTCAGCAGCTTCAATTATTTTCGTCTTTACCAATTCATTATCATAGTTATATTCTTTATCCACTGTTTTAAATACATTATCTTTTTGACCATCAGCCACAAAGGCATCTAACTTTTCAAAGTCGATGTAATATAAATCTCCAAATATTTTAATCATTATTCATTATTTTTTTAAATTGCTCTTCATTATTTATAAAATCTAATATTGATTCTAATGTATAATCAGACTCAGTATTTTCATTGTAAGTTGCTTCGATTTTAACTGAAATTTTACCTTCAGGTTTACTATCTAAAGCTACTGGGTTTGCTGTAACTAAAACATCTACATCATCCCATAATTTCTTAGTATCAAGTGCGAATTTAATGCTATTACCAGTAAACCCTAGTTTTGATAAAAAGAATAGTGTTGCGGGTCTACTTTTATGTACGTCTCTACTTAATAATATAACCTCGTGTTCTTCGTAGTCGTTTATGTCGTTAATAAAACTGTTTAGAATTGGACCGACATTTTTATATGATTGGTCAGCGTGTGCGAATATTTCCATTGGACTCTCGCTGTATAGAAACTTATGAAAAGCTTCCTGTGAGTCAAACTTGAAAAAACTGGCTAAGTCAAAGTCTTCTACTTTAACATCTTCTAAATCTTCACCGTAATATTTCTTATAAACGTACTTTAGTTGACCTACATAGTCTCTAATTACTTCGTTTAATGTTATTCCTATCTGAGCCATTTTTTATTTTTAATATACCACCTAAAAATAAAAAAGGTATATCTTTTTATTTATTATTCACTTTTAGTGAAAATTGGTTATAATTTATTATTATAAATGAGAGATTATTATGTGGACTACAATGCAAGAAAAGAAATTAAAAGAAATTTATTCAAATAAAACTAATTTAGAAATAGCAACAATTTTGAATAAGTCTAAATCTTCAATTGACAATAAAGGGTATAGATTGGGTTTAAAAAAAAGTGAAAAATTTTTATTATGGAGAAATAAAAAAGGTCACAAAACTAAAATAAATCTAGGTTATAGAGATTTAAATTATAATGAATTAAAAAAAATTTTTAATAAATATACTTCAATAAGAGAATTAAAAGAGTTTGATGAGCCAGCTTATCAATCTGCTCGTTTAAAAGGTTATTTAGATGAATTAACGTCTCATATGACCCCATTTAAATATAGTATCCCACAGATGATTTTAGAAGACTTAATGAATCAACTTTTAAATTTAAAAGCATCATATAACAATCGAAAAATAATTAAACCATATGAACTAGATTTATATTACAAAGAATATAAATTGGCTTTTGAGTATCAGGGTAAATATTGGCATACTTTAGAAAATAATGATGAATTAAAAATATCTTTAACCAAGAATAAAAATATCACATTGATTCATATTTACGAAAAAAGTAGAAATTATATTAAAGATATTAAGAAACAAATTAATGATAATCTTAAACTAATAAATAAAACCACTGACTTAACTTTAAGAGAAGATGATGTTAACAAAATAAAAATAAATAATGTATATAATAAAATATATAATAAACAAAAATTATTTAAATTATGTAAAAAATATAATTCGTTTAATGAATTTAAAAATAAACATGAGAAAGAATATAGAATGTTGTTGAAACTTAAAATTGTTGATGAAGCCGCTAAACATATGCCTGATAAAAAGTCTAATATTAAATTAACAATAAATGAATTAAAAAAAATTATAAATAAATATAATAATTTAACGGATTTTAGAAAAAATGAATTGAGGATTTACAAACATTTAAAAAGGACTAATAAAGATTATCTCATATCACATCTTAAACGTGAATAATGTTATTCCTATTTTCATATTATTATTGTACGTATTTTTTGTCTAAAGTGAACAGAATGTCTTTATTATTTATCCATTACTTTATTTTCTACTTTATAGTTGATAAGCATTTTGGTTATCAATGGATTTCTTACAATGTCGTTTTCATTAAATTCAAAAAACCCTAACTCTTCAATAAACTTATGTCTATTGATAGCGTCATATAATCCACTTTGTTTACTGTCTTTGTATCTATCTGATTGGTCCATATCACCTGAGATGATGTATTTAGACCCATACCCTATCCTTGTCAATAGAGTTTTCATTTGAGAAGGTGACATATTTTGAGCTTCTTCCATAACCAATATGGAATTATCAATTGATTTACCCCTAAGGAAGCCCAGCGGTTCAATCATAATCTCTTCAGACTCTTCTAATTTTAGTCTATTTGGTTTACCTATTATTTTGTCTACGATATCAATTGATGATGCCATATGAGGTGCCATCTTTTCTTTTAAATCACCTGGTAAGAAACCTAGGTTTTCTTCAGCTTCTACAGCTGGTTTAACAATTAATATCTTATTGAATGAATTATCTCCATCTTGAAGTAGTTTCAAAGCTACGGCCATTGCCACATAACTTTTACCTACACCAGATGGACCTGAGCAGAATATGATTTCTTTTTCTTTAATTAAATTAGCATATTCTTTTTGTTTAACATTCTTACACTTTAAGGTAACTCTTTTAGTTAGTATCTTACTTGTCGGCTTACTTCTAGTAGCCTTTTGGTCTCTTTCTGTTTTTTCTGTCTTTTTTGGTTGTCTCTTTGCCATAAAAAAATGCGAGGCTTTTTTTAACCTCGCATTTAATATATGTATAAAAAATAAAAACTAAACCATTAACTAGATTTTTTACTCTCTTTATTCCTATAACGCTCTTCTAAAGCTTCTTGCCTGTATTTATCAAAAATGAATCTACCATTGACTTCTGGTGTGGCTAAAAACTTTAACACATAGTGACCATTGTGTTCAATTATTTTGTCAAATTTATTTATAACATAAGAATATTCCATGCCATTATCGGCGCCTATTGCTCTATCAGTTATAAAATCAACGCCGTTTATATCTAACATATTCACAGCTCTAGGGTTTTTACTTATCTTTTTAACCTCACTCAACATCAATCTACTTTTTCTGTTGTATTCGTCAGGATATTTAGAAATATAAAACTCTAATAACTTACTTTCATCATTTATATTCCTAATCACTAATTTTTTAGCGTACTCTTCAATTTCAAATTTAGGTTTTAATTCTCTGGTAATGTTTATTGACCTACCAGTTTTCATATCAGACACCATATCGTGAAATGATATCTCACCTACCGTTGACCCGTCACCTTCCATTCCAATAAGGTCAAATTTATCGTTGTTTTTTTCATATTCTTCAATTTCTTTTTCCTTTAAAATTTTTAGACTTTCATTAGATATTTCATCATATGTAGATTTTGTTGTTTCCTCGTTATTAATAACTAACTCAACTTCATAATCGTCATACGAATCAACATTAACCTTTTTAAGGTTTCTTTTTTCGGAAGTAGTAGTTTCAGTTATTGGTATACCGTCTTCGTCATAACCACTTATCTTAGTTTTAAAATTTTCACTCTCATTTAATACTTTATAAGTTCTCCACCTTAAATCTTTTACTTCAGTCGTTATTTCACCCTTTAATAAGGCGTCGGCCATGGTACCTTGGTTCATAGTTTGAGATAATAAGCTTTCGCTATCAAACCCACCCGACTCTTTATTGAGTGAAGATTTTTCTACTTTAGACAATGCTAATGAAAGCATAGCCATTTTTCTTTTAAATTTATCTATCATATACCTATTATTTTTTTTAAATCTGAAACATTATATTTTTCGAAAAACTTGTACTCTTTATTAATTGATTTTTTATACTTCTCGAAAAGGTTGTTCTCATTACATTTAACCTTAGTTTCATGCCAAGTGTTTTGATACCTATCAATTTTCTTGACACTGTTAAGTGGTAAATATTTAACCCCGTAACTGTTAGCTACCATCATTAAGTGTAGGCTAGTACCAATGCACATATTACTATTAGCAATTACCTTAGTTATATTGATTATGTTTTTATCCTTAAATAATTTGACGTTGGGTAGATTGATTTCTTTTTCCAACTCAGCCAATATTTTGTCGTCGTCATGTTCGTTACAATAAGCCACTGGTAATAGTATTACGTTTTCTACTTCACTTAACTTTATTATTTCATTCTTCAACACCTCCTTAGATTCGAATTTAGCTTTACCCACTTGAATAACAACGTAGTCATCAAACAAATCATTTGTTAAGCTTTCTAAATTTAGTATTTCTCTAGTGAATTGACCTAAGTCTGGAAATGTTTTTACATTCTTAACACCTTTTTCTTTAACTAAGAAAGATGTCAGTGAATCTCTAGCGTATACAATATCACCTTCATTAAATAATTTAGCTACTTGTGGTGCATTTGGCATTACACCACCAAATGATATAAACTTAACACTAAGATTTATATCCGAATCAAACAGTGATTTATCCACCATAAAAGGATACCTTAAAGTTCTGTCTATTGATTTTTTAAGGTTGTTATCTATAAAAGACTTTAAGCCACCATAAGCAGAGTTTAAAAACTCACCACCTCCAACGTATATTGTAACATCAGTGTAAATTTTACTTATTTCAATCATCTTACTGACTGGTATAACAACCCCACCTCCTAACTCTGTCATATCAATGTCCACCAACCCAACATAGTAAAAGTCAACGTCTTTATCAGCATAAAGTTTGTTTAATAAATTACCATATAATATATCACCATAGTTATGTCTATCATGGGGTGCTAGACTAAAAATTGCAGTTCTTTTACTCATTAATTTTAAAATATTTGTTTGACCTAATGTCATCTTTTATATAGTGTGGTTTAAAATCATTTTTCCAAGCAACATAATTAAATGATAATTGGTCTCTAAAACTTCCTTTTATAATTTCACTCCACCATTCATCCATAATTTTATTAATTAAGTCTGTATTCTTTCTTAATAAAACCCCGCCACATATTAAACCATTATTTTTCGGAAATCCTTCTGATTTATACTCACCTATTTGTTTATTGATTGTTGATTTCTTATCTAAACCTTGAGACATGACCACTTTAGCTTCGTCATATATGCAATCTCTTTTATCAAATGTAGTGTGATTATGGTCAAAAACAACCATTTCATTTTTATTATACAATTCAATGAATTCGACTATATTTTTAGTTTTAATACTACCATCAACCCAAATTGTTGTATCATACTCAGGTAAGAATTTATGTGGTAAAAGTTTAAATTGTTTGGCATTCAATACACTACTATTGAATTCTTCACCTTTAGATTTTCTTATTTCCCAACCTTTATAATACTTAGGGGTAATGTCATAATCTGTGTACATTATGTTACTAACACCATCAATTTCAGGTACCTCAAGTATTTTATTTTTATTTCCGTAAATAGCGCTATATATTACAATCATTTTAGTTTTTCTTTGATTAAATTATGTAAGTTGACGTTACTAGTTGTTAAGTCTTTACAATATAACTCTACATTTATGTTATTACTTTTTAATAGGTTGACATAATAATTAAATTTATCCTTTATTTCACCCACTTTTTTTATATCCACACCAACGTGTGACCCTAAAAAAATCTTAAAATCTTTATGAATCTTTTTATTGATAATGTCTTCCATAAGTGGTAATTCGGCACCTTCTATATTAAACCTTAGTATATTGAAATTGTTCTTATAATTTGTTACATTTTTAATCATCCAGTCAGCGAATGAAACACTTTTAACTTCAATAAAATTTTTAGCGTCAACATTATTTTTACTTTCGTATATTGAATTTCCCTGACCGCTTTTTTCTAGAAAAAGTTTAACGTAAGAATCACTATTAGAAATTGCTAAATTATTTATGTTAACGTTATTGTTATCACTAAACAACTCACATATATTTTCGTAAAACGGTTGATACGCCTCAAACCCATAAATGTATGGGTCAACGTTTAAACCTTTAATATCTTCTAAAAACATTAAGGATTCAGCTCCATCAAACATGCCTAAATCAAAAAAATTGACCCTAGTTTTCATATCAATTTTTATTAAATTCTGGCTAATACGGTTAAACCGTTATTATTTTTATAATGTTTTTCAATAACCCAACTTTTATTTACTTCTAAAAAATCTTCGACCGCTGTCATTAGACCAACTTTACCCTTTTTCATTTCTTTCAATGTTTGTGAGGCATGTGAGTATATACTTTCATCTTTCCTACCAAAGCTTTCGGTGTCATGTAGGATGATGTAGTTGGTTACCTTACCCTCGTGCAACTCCAATTCTTTACTTAATTGATTGTAGGTGTGTAGCGTGTCAATAAATAACATTTGAGTTTCTTCAATCTCAATGTTAAGTGTATCACCTAGAATAAAACTGAAATCTATCTCAGATGCTTCTAATAAGTTTACAGCTTTCAACATGTCATATGTTTTAGTAATGTCATATGATATCATTTTCTTTGGGTTAGCGACTCCTATTGCAATAGTAGAAGCACCCCATCTAACACCCATTTCCGTTACATGGTCAACTTCACTAGCGTACTTGCGTATAACAGGTAAGTGTTCATAAATGTCTTTTGATTTATAGACTATTGGTTTTGATTTATAACCTTTATATAATTCTTCAATTTTTTCCATTTTAATTTTTAAATTCTTTGTAAGTTGGTTTTATGTTACTAAATTCATAATTTATTTTTAAATAATGTTTAAAACCTAAATCTTTATAGGTTTTTATATCCTCCACACCAGTAGTTCTCATGAACTTTTTAGATTGACCCTCATAGTGTATTATCGGAGAGCTGACTATGTATGCTAAATCAAAGCCTTTTAAATATGTTTGGTGAAATAAAAAGTCGTCACCGCAATATATTTTTAATTCTTCTGGTATTTGCGTGAAACATTCTTTTCTTATTGTGTAATCCCAACCTTGCATGTATTTAAATTTGGGAACAATAGCATACATTAGTTTAGATTTAACATGGCTGTAATGAGGGTGATTTGTTGCGTGAACAGCAATACCAACTTCTTCCTCTTTGTGGAAGGTCTCAATAGTATCTAAAATAAAGTTTTTTGGTATTCTTACATCGTTGTTTAAAAAACATAACAAATCTTCATCGTAGGTGTTGGCAAACCAGTTCCACATTTTATTAACTGGTTCATTGTTTTCGTTAAAAATAATTTCAAACCTACTATCATTTATAGACTCTAAAAATTCTCTATTACCTTCTTCAGTTGAATCTTGGTCGATTATGGTTACTTTAAAATTAAAATGGGCCTGCGCTCTCAAATCTGAAACACAGTCCCTTATAAAATTTAAGTTATTTAAGTTTAATATTAAAACTCTTATTGTCATTATTTTAAAACTTCTTTATATTCTTCTAGTATTTTATCAGCCACTTCACCACTTTTAAATTTATCAATATATTCTGGAACTTCGTGAAAGCTTTTACCTTTTATTTTACCTTTGTTATCAACGTCGTAAATCCAACCACCTTTACCACACATCCATCCTTCAATGGTGGTTCTACCTAAAAGTATTCCAGCGGTTTCGTCGGCCATATTCATATATTTTTCTACATTACTTTGAATACCAAGATATAGTACGTGGTCTTGTCCGTTAGCTATGTCGTCAAAATTAATACCGTTTTCTTTACCTATTACCCACAACTCACCGTTTTCTTCTTTAGTTCTTTTAATGAGGTCTAAGAGCATATCTTTTCTAAGATAGTCAATCGTCCCTACAAACAGAGTAATCTTCTTGTCGGTCTTAGAATCAACCTCTACAGGTTTAAAACGTGTTTCATCGATAGGGTTATAAATGATTTCTATTTTTTCCTCAGGTATATCGTGCTCTTTAGTGATATACTCCTTTATTTCAGGCCTGATAGCTATATATTTCTTAACGTTATCAGATAAAACTGGGTGTTCTAAACTAATAACTTCAGAATGAATTGAAGACACTATTGGTATCTCAGGGTATATCTTAGCCATTAATTTTGTTACTGGTGTGTGACTTGAATGAATTATGTCAATATTAACTTGACCTACTCTATATAGCTTGTTTGCTTCGGAAGGTGTTAATTTACCGTCATTACCTTGTATTTGCCATTTACCATCACCTCTTTTGAAACCTAAGGGTTCGCTAATGTCAACTAATTTAATTCCGTGTGTTAAGGCTTGTTGTGCTATTTTACCACCTATGTTAGAACATATAGTAACGTTGTGTCCTTTTTTAACTAGTGCTTTGGCCAGTTCGTAATTATACAATTCGGAACCCGTGTAACTGTTGAAGTTAATGCAACTAATCATTATATTAAAGCTATGATTGTCGCTAAATTCTCTGTCTATTTTGATAGGTAATTTATCTTTATATTCCTCAGCAAAATTCTTTCTATTCTCTTCCCATTCATTATTTGTTTCACCTATGGACATGTGAGTGATTGAAATGTCTGTATGCACTCCTACTTTAACACCATCTAAAAAGTTTCTAAAACAAAAATCAATGTCGTAGAAATGGAACCCTTCTACGTCTTCGTTAAATATTTTTTCAAGTCTAGATTTCATCACAGAAAAGAAAACACCGTCTACTGTAACAACATCTTCAACCCCTTTATTTAAATCCTCACTATATTTAGATTCCCATTGCTTACCTTTGTGTGAATGCCATACACGCCCGTACATGGACTTTGGGTCCGTCCACCACTTACCATTTGAATGTAAGTATTTTGTACCAGCAACACCCAATATACCATAATCAGTCTTATCGTAATGTCTCTTCATCTTTTTAGCCATTTGCTTCGTTTTAACTTCAATATCATCGTGGCAAAAAACAACAATGTCGAACTTAGCCTTATCTAGCAACTTATTATAAGCTTTAGTTAAGGATTCTCCATTGTTTATATATTCAATTACTTCAACTTTAGGGTGACCAGCCATTTTCTTTAAGTGGTCTATATGCTTTTGGTTATGTTCTCTGGTACAGAATACTATACTTATCACTTACTAATTATTTATTTATTTTTAACGAAAACCCCATTAACCATTTTACCAGTTCTTTTTGAGATTGTATCATATGCTAATTCTAAGGCCTTTACAATATCAATATTTTGCATCTTAGCTTGAATTATCAATGTTACTAGAATATCACCAATACTATCTTCTATTTCAAAATCGGTGTTCTTAGTTTCACCTTTTGAGTTTACAAACTCAAACAAACCTTCATCTTGCGCTTCCAAAGCTTCAGTCAATTCCTCAACCTCTTCTTTCGTTTTACCAAGTTGACTTTTAGGTGTGGCGATGTTAAGGATTCCCTTATTATCAGCCCATTCAATTACCTTTTCATTTAATTCTTTAAACTCCATATTAATCTTGATTTCTTTCTGCAATCTTCTTTTCTTCCATGATTGCTAATTTAACTGCCATTTTTAAAACATCCCCAGCGGTAGTGTTATACCATTCAGATTGTGTATCACCTGATTTATCAAAGTTAATGATAGAAGCGTATTCTTCTTCAGTTAATTCGACACCATTACTAAGAGCGTAATAACCTGAACGTTCACCAACTCTCATTGATATAAGGTCTTCGTTAAATTTATACATCTTACCTTGGTTTTCTCTATGCCAATCTGAAGTTTCTGGAATGTATAATTTAGCTTTACCTATTGAATGAAGCAAGATTATCTTAAATAAAGAAACCTCATCAATTTTCAATTCATCAATAAGGTTATTTTTATTAATTAAATAACCATGCTTCATAACTCTTAAAGTATGGTCAATTAAACCTCCTTCAAATGCGTTATGTAACTTAACTAAAGTTGAAGCTGGTGCTTCAATAAAGTCGCTACCTAAGAAATCTTCTAACTCAGGTGTCAAGAACCCATATTCCTTTGCTGTCTCTACATACTTCTTAGTATTAGAGACAATTTTACTCTTTTTTAAACTCATATTAATTTATTTTAATCAAATATACTATTTTAAACACTTTTAGACAAGGTTATTGTTCTTCAGATATATCATTTAATTCACGCATTTTTCTATCCATGATAAATTATTCGTTTGACGTTATTTTCAGTAAAAAGTCCGTGTATTTTTCTTCTTCAACTTCCTTATCTTCAGGTTTTACTTCTTTACCTATAATGGTGTAAAACAAGTTTTTAAAATAGCGACCTATTTTCTTTAATATTTCCATTTTATTTTTCCTTTAATAATTTCTTATAGTAATCAGCCCTTTCTTTTGTTACAACATCTAAACTATATTTGTCCTTTACCGTATTATAAAGATTGTCACCGAAAGTTTTTATCATTTCTGGCTCTTGAATGAGTCTTTTAAGGTACTGATACCAAGATTTATGATTCTTATGTGAATCAACTAGAAAACCATTTTTACTTGTGTCAATCTCACCGCCTCTAACGTATGCGTTATCGACATCTAAAGTATAAGGTCCAAAGTTTTGAGCAATCAATGCTTTTTTATGGAACCCGCTTTCAATGACCTTTAATTGACTTTTAACTTTATTGAAAGTATTATCAACTAAAGGTGCTAAAGATATATCAAATAAATTGTAGTTGGTTGCATAACTACTAATTGGTTTGGTCCATACTCTTCTGTATGGTTCATTTTCTACGCCTTCGAATTCCTGTGTGACAAATCTATTTAAATGGTCTTTGTATCCAGGACTTATTGTACTGTAGTTATCAGTGAATATTTTTTCATATTGAACCCATACTGTTTCCTCTGGTTTGACATCTCTTTGTGTGGTTTCGCCAGTTTCTTTATTAATCATATTAACTTTACCTCTAATGTCAAACCCACAAATAACAAATTGTATTTTATCTAATAAACCATCAGACTTCAATTTAGTTACTAATTTGTTCAATAGTTGTAAATCATTTAAGTGGCTACTACCACCTAACCATCCTATCCTTATTTTATCAGAAGGTTCAGGGTTAGGAATGAATTGTTTTTCATTAGGGTCAATAGCGTTAGGTAAAACTTTAACGCTTTTATTAACCTTTTTAATTTCGTCAGCAAAAATGGATGTAGTTGTAGTTACGTTTTCTGCTGTTTTAATATTATTACGTATCTTTACATCCAAATCATTATTTTTTATTATGTGATAAGCTGGATGACTCATCTCAGGTAACCAATAGTCATCTAAATCCATTATAGTAACTATTCCTAGTGAGTTTAAATGTTTAACTAAATCTTCCATATGTCCATAATCACCTAACGTTCTATGATAATGAATAATATCGTATTGCTTCAACCACTCATCGTTATTTAATTGAGGTTCGTAATCTATATCTACGTGAAATTCTTCTGGGTACATTTGTTCTAGATGTACGTGAGGTTTAGTTGACCTATAATAACTTACACCAGTTCGGTCAGAAGGTACTACAAGGACCTTAATCTTTTTGCTATTTGTTTTTTCCATATACTTAAGTTCAATTCTTCGTTAAACATACTAAAAATATAGTATTAAGTAAAGTGTTTAGGTAGAGTTTTTTAACATAAAAAAACCCCACTATTGAGTGAGGTTTGATTTTATATTTAGTATATAAGTTACTTAGTTTTTGACTTAACTTTCAATTTACCTTCTTTTATTAAGGTATTTATTGTCTTTTTAATTGTATTCTCTGTTAAGTTTTTAGTAAATGTTTTTGACATAAAATTCATCAAAGCATCGTCTATCTTCTTATCTAACTCTGCCTCAGTCATAGTAATTAATCTCTGACCACTAGAGTTAGTGATGTAAGATTCATTGACTTGATTAGTTTGCGTTTGTGTCTGCGGCTGACTCTGCTGAGGTTGAGCTGTTGGTTGTTGGTTTTTATTTAATAACTCTTGAACATCTTCTAATGAAAATGATGGATTACCATCAGGGTTCATATCCATTTTAGGTATTGGGTTATTAATCATAGCCTCTTTTATATTATCAGGCATTTTACTAGTTCCTAGGTTTTTATATTGACCACTACTTTGAGAAGCATTATTGGTGTATTGAGGTGTGGGTTGTGGTGTAGCACCTTCAGGTAGACTTTCAAGTAACTCACCACTTTGAGCCATACTTCTATTAACCTTCTCTGGGTCAACTTTAAAATTACTATCGTTGACTTTATCCATTACTTGCTTAGCACCACTAAGCATTTCCATTAATTTAGTTTTTTGTTCACTCATTTCTTTACTTATTAAAATTTGATATTGTTACACCACCACCAAAACTTAGAGTTTTATCGTGTGGTTTGAAATCTTCCGCATCACTACCAGCTCTATCAGAAACTGGATTGTTAAATTTAAAGTTAGTTGGTTCCCACTCGACGATTCTATCCAATCTAAGTGTTTTCCATCCACGACCATTTGGTCCTGACAATTGGTAAACCCTTATTGCGTTGTTATTACCATAGGTTGTACCAAAATTATAAACTTCACAATACCTTTTCATATTTTGAGACCCATCATTCTTACCATTATTATATTTAATATTTACGGTGTAGTGTTTCTCAATAGCATCCATAACCTTTTCGATTTCAGTTGCTTCTAATATAACTTGTTCATATAAATTGTAAAGCTTTAACATATTTTTAATCTATAATTACTTGACCTGTGTTACCTTCAGTATTAGGTGTTGTGTAACTATTCTCTTCACTGTAGGTGTTTGTTGCTACGTTAGCGATTCTACCAGAACCAGCTATACTAGGAGCACCAAAAATGTCATAAGCACCACCACCATTATACGTATCAAATGGTATGCCTGTTCCTTTACCATAAATAGGTGTTTGTTCATCACTTCTAGCTCTTGTGTGAGTTGATGAATACTGATTACTTAAACCAAAGTTATTGTAAGTGTTGTTTGTAATTAATTGTTGTCTAGCTGCATTAGCTGCTTTTTCTAATTCGTTTGCCATAATATTTGTTTTTATTTACTCATGTACTCTATTAAATATTTAATAGATTTTATTTCTCTATTATACGCCTCATTTTTTCTATCACTAGATTTGTATACTTCATCCCCAGTCATTACTTTATCAAAAGTACTACCTTTGGTGACGTCAATAAGGCCACCGTCTGGATTTGTTGGGTTTGCATTATCATTATCCTTTTCATGTGTTTTAATGAATTGGTTTTCCAGACCACCATCCATTTTAACTTTCTTTTCTTTCTTAATGCTTTCAGTGTCTTGCTTTAAAGTATCTTCAACCCAATTTTTAGTTACTTTACCACCAATTAACTTAAACTCATCATCATTATTATCGTTATTAGTAAAATAATTTTTAAGTCTATTCATTTGACTATATGAGACCTCTCTATTATTTACAATATCTTTAGCTCTTTTCACTCCTTTACCTTGCTTATCATTTATATCAACGGTTTTTAAACCTTGTTTGATTTTATTATAAACCTTATCGGGTACAGTGTAAACTTTGCTATTTAAATCTTTATTAGGCATTATTTTCTAATTTTTGATTTATGATTTTTAATATTAATTCAACTTGGTTTTTACTTAAGTTATTGTTATCAACAGTCTCAATTAAATCAGTTACCTTTCTAGCTACGTTAGATGGTAGTTCGTTTATGTCCGACACATCGTTTTTATTAAAATCTGTTAAGGTATCAGTTTTACTTAAGTCTGGTGTAGATATATTTTCTAATAATTTTAACATTTTATTTTTAGCTAATTTATCTATTGACTCTGTAGATACCGCATTACCTGCCGCATTAACAGCATCTACATTAAATAAGTACCTATTAGGTTGAATCGCCTTTGTGTTAAAATCATCTGTAGTCGCTTGTGGTGCGGTTTTTATTTGACTAGTGTTCAAATTTTTATCATCACTACCAATACTACCACCAACCGAATTGACTAGCTCATCTAACTCAACTTCAGCGTTATTATCTATTTTACCTATATATTTTTTAATATCTTTTTTCTTCAAAGTTTGCATAAGTCACTTTTTATATAAATATAAAGGAAAACGATAATATTTATATAAAAATACATATTCATGGCTTTTGTTACCAAAGTTGATTATTCAGATAATAGGCAAGTCAAACAATTTCAGTTAACTAATACAAAACTTTCTGGTAGTACCCAGTTTGGTGTGACGTATAGTGCGTTAACTGGTGGTGTTGATGAGTCTACTGTTGTAACCATAGGTACTTTGGCCGACATAAACTCTACCTTCTCTGGTAACAGTCAAGAAACCATATTCTTCTTTGGTGATTCTAGGATGAACCCTGCTGTTGAAGGAATTACTCCTATTACTGACGAAAACAGCGGTGATGTACAAACTGTAATAGGTTTTGAAGGTAACGACTTTATAGAGGTAGATGGTAATATTGTTTACGAAAATTATACTGGTGTAACATTTGATTTAACTGTTACATCTATAAGAGAAATTAATACAGGTGAGTTTACGGGTACTACTAATTCACAAGTAGTCACGCTTTTAAGTGGTAGTTCTTTGGATTTTAGTGAGCGTACTATATGGGTCGATGTTAAAGGTATTACCAGAAGTGAAAAATTAATTTTAGTTGATGAACCCGCTCTTGATAACTCGTTAAGTAAGGTACTGGCTAGAGATTCTGAAGGTGAAATAAGGAGTGTTGATAGAAATGATATTAGTGGTGTCACCTATAATGAACTAAATAACACATTAACATTAGAGAGGAGTGGTAACGCCCCTGATTTAACTACAATAATACCTTCATATTCCTCTTCTTCAGATGATAATGATTACGTCACTGGTGCAACCATTAATAACGATATTCTTGAGTTTACTAGATTAAGTGGGGGTACTTTTACTTTGGATTTAAACGATACCTTTATTCCTTATCAAGGCGCTAATTCAACAATTAATTTAAATCAACAAGACGTCTTAAATGTCGATGATATTACGGCTAATTCTTTTATAACTGATGGTGGTAACTCAAATCAGTTCGTTAAAGGAGATGGTTCTTTGGATAGTACTTCTTATGTGACTGGTACAACTACAGACATAACTAATTGGAATGAAGCTTACGCTGATAAAATAAATTCAATAAGTGTAAGTGGTACCACAGTCAAAACAATCACCTTAACGACTCAGAGTGGGGATACTTTGTCAGCCGACTTTAATGATACTGATACAACTTACACCGCTGGTGGTGGTCTAACGTTAGTAGGAACAGAATTTAGTCATGATGATACTTCATCACAAAACTCTAGTATAAATGCTGGTAGGACCTACATTCAAAGCCTTGAGATAGATGATTTTGGTCATATAACGGGTTTAAGTGCAGTCACAGAAACTACACCTGATACAACTTACGATTTAGATGTTATTGATTCTGGTCCAAACCCAATTATTAGGTTGAGTGGTAGTGATTTAAGTGAAGACGATGTTAATTTAATTGGTGGTTCTAATGTTATATTAAGTGCGTCAGGGGATACAATTACTATTGAGTCAACTGATACCGACACTACTTATACCGCTGGTGATGGAATAATTTTAAATAACACCGAATTTAGTCATGATGATACCTCATCTTTAACCTCAACAAATAACTCTAATAGAACTTACATACAAAATATTGAAGTTGATGGATTCGGTCATATAACTGGTGTTACAACAGCAGATGAAACGCTAGTTGATACCAACGATTATGTAAATGATGTCTCATTTAATACATCTACTGGTGAGTTTACTTTAACCACTTTGAGTGGTAATACAATAACTGAAAATTTGGATGGTAGATACCTAACAGGATTTACCGACACTAATACAACTTATACCGCTGGTGATGCTATTGATTTAATTGGCACTGAATTTAATCATGCCGATACTTCATCTCAGAACTCAACTAATAATTCTGGTAGGACGTACATTCAAAACATAGAACTAGATGATTTTGGTCACATAACAGGACTTACAACAGCGAGTGAAACATTTGTTAATACTAATACGACTTATAATACTAGTGTTGTAAACTCTGGGTCTGATGCTATTATTAGATTGAGTGGTAGTGATGTAACGACTGATGACATTACATTAGTAGCTGGTAATAACATCACTTTAACGCCATCAGGTGATGATATTACCATTGAGTCAACTAATACTGACACTACTTATACTGCTGGTGATGGAATCAACTTGGTTGGTACCGAGTTTAATCACGATGATACCTCAACTGAGACTTCTAGCGTTAATGCTGATAGAACTTACATACAAAGTATTGAGCTTGATGATTTTGGTCATATAACCAATATATTAACAGGTACAGAAACTGTTGTTAATACAGATACTACATATACTGCTGGTGGTGGAATAGACCTAGTAGGTGCAGAGTTTAGTCATGCGGATACTTCCACACAAGGTTCTAGTACTAACGGTGGTAGAACATACATCCAAACCATTGAGCTTGATGATTTTGGCCATATAACTGATTTAACCACTAGTACTGAAACAGTAGTGAACACCGATACTAACACAACTTACGCTACTAGTGTTATTAATTCTGGTTCTGACGCTATTATTAGGTTGAGTGGTAGTGATACGAGTCAGGATGATATCAGGTTAATAGGTGGTTCTAATGTTATATTAAGTGCGTCAGGTGATAACATCACCATTGAATCGACCGACACTAATACAACTTATACCGCTGGTGATGGTATAATTTTGAATAACACCGAATTTAGTCACGATGATACTTCATCTTTAACATCAACTAACAACTCTAATAGGACTTATATACAAAATATTGAAGTCGACGGTTTTGGTCACATAACGGGAGTTACAACAGCGAGTGAAACCGTTGTTGATACTGATACAACTTATACCGCTGGTGATGCCATTAGTTTAGTTGGTACTAAATTTAATCACGCAGATACTTCATCTTTAACCTCAACAAATAACTCTAATAGAACTTACATACAAAATATTGAAGTTGATGACTTTGGTCACATAACAGGACTTACAACGGCAGATGAAATCGTTATTAATACAGATACAAACACCACCTACACCGCTGGTAATGGAATCAACCTAGTTGGAACTGAATTTAGTCATGAGGATACTTCATCTTTAACCTCAACAAATAATACTGATAGAACTTACATACAAAATATTGAGGTTGATGGCTTTGGTCATATAACTGGTGTTACTACTAGTAGTGAGACAGTTGTAAATACAGATACAAATACCACTTACACCGCTGGTGATGGTATTAACCTAGTAGGAACTGAATTTAACCATGAGGATACTTCTTCTTTAATATCAACAAATAATACTGATAGAACTTACATACAAAATATTGAAGTTGATGACTTTGGTCACATAACGGGAGTTACGACAGGGAGTGAAACAGTAGTTGATACAACTTATACTGCTGGTGATGGTATTAACTTAGTAGGAACGGAATTTAGTCATGAAGATACTTCATCTTTAACCTCAACAAATAATACTGATAGGACTTATATCCAAAATATTGAGGTAGATGACTTTGGTCATATAACTGGTGTTACGACAGGGAGTGAAACAGTGGTTGATACCACTACAACTTATACTGCTGGTGATGGAATCAACTTAGTTGGAACGGAATTTAGTCATGAAGATACTTCTTCTTTAACCTCAACAAACAATTCTGATAGAACTTATATACAAAATATTGAAGTTGATACGTTTGGTCACATAACTGGTGTTACGACATCAAGTGAGACAGTAGTTGATACAACTTATGCTGCTGGTGATGGTATCAACCTAGTAGGAACAGAATTTAGTCACGATGATACTTCATCTTTAATATCAACAAATAATACTAATAGAACCTACATACAAAATATTGAGGTTGATGACTTTGGTCATATAACTGGTGTTACGACATCAAGTGAGACAGTTGTAAATACGGATACAGATACAACTTATACCGCTGGTAATGGTATAATTTTGAATAACACCGAATTTAGTCACGATGATACTTCATCTTTAACCTCAACTAACAATTCTGATAGGACTTATATACAAAATATTGAAGTTGATGACTTTGGTCACATAACTGGAGTTACAACAGCGAGTGAAACCGTTGTTGATACAAACACCACCTACACCGCTGGTGATGGAATAAACCTAGTTGGAACTGAATTTAACCATGAGGATACTTCTTCTTTAGCCTCAACTAACAACTCTAATAGGACTTACATACAAAATATTGAAGTTGATGACTTTGGTCACATAACGGGACTTACAACGGCAGATGAAATCGTTATTAATACGGATACAACTTATACCGCTGGTAATGGTATTAACCTAGTTGGAACTGAATTTAGTCATGAAGATACTTCATCTTTAACCTCAACAAATAATACTGATAGGACTTATATCCAAAATATTGAGGTAGATGACTTTGGCCATATAACTGGTGTTACGACAGGGAGTGAAACAGTGGTTGATACCACTTATACTGCTGGTGATGGTATCAACTTAGTAGGAACTGAATTTAATCATGAAGATACTTCATCTTTAACCTCAACAAATAATACTGATAGAACGTACATACAGAATATTGAGGTTGATACGTTTGGTCACATAACGGGTGTTACGACAGGAAGTGAAACAGTTGTAAATACAGATACAACTTACACCGCTGGTGATGGTATTAACTTAGTTGGAACGGAATTTAGTCATGAAGATACTTCTTCTTTAACCTCAACAAACAATTCTAATAGAACGTACATACAGAATATTGAAGTTGATACGTTTGGTCATATAACTGGTGTTACGACATCAAGTGAGACAGTAGTTGATACAACTTATGCTGCTGGTGATGGAATTAACTTAGTAGGAACGGAATTTAATCATGATGATACTTCATCTTTAGCCTCAACTAACAATTCTAATAGAACTTACATACAGAATATTGAAGTTGATGGATTTGGTCACATAACTGGTGTTACGACATCAAGTGAGACAGTAGTTGATACAAATACCACTTACACCGCTGGTGATGGTATTAACCTAGTAGGAACTGAATTTAGTCACACAGATACTTCATCTTTAACCTCAACAAATAATACTGATAGAACGTACATACAAAATATTGAG